GTACTTCTGTTTGGGACCATCCGACCCGTCGACCCGCAGGACGCCGTAGCGGGCCAGTTGCGCCTCGAACAGGTCGAGCACGTCGATGTGCCAGGCGAAGATGACCAGCTTGTCCTCGCCGCCGTCGAGGCACATGCGGGCGTAGTCGACGATCTGCGGCGCCATCGCGAGGCCCATCTGGTGCCGCGCGACCGCGATATGCCCCAGCACTTCGATGCTCTCATGCCCTTCGAAGAACTCCTCGGGGATGTCCAGCAGCCGCTCGGCGGCCAGGGCGGCCTTCACTGCCCGCGTCTCCTCGACCTGCACCAAATCGTATATCGGCATCTTGAGCTGCGTCATCACATCCCGCTTCAGATGCCTGACCATGAAATGCCCGCGCAGGCGGTTCTGCAATTCGCTGGCGCGGCCGACCGCCTCGTCGGCCCAGACCTTCGTGGTGCCGTCGGCGGCCTCGAACTGCGTCAGGTTTCGCGGGTTGAAGCGTTCGTTGAATGCGCGCTCGCTAAGAAAATCGACACTTTGCCAACAGAGATGACGCGCCAGAACGTAACATTCTCGCGGCCGGTTAGGAAGCGGCGTACCCGTGAGCGCCAATACCCGCGCTGCCCTCTCGATAAGGGGCGCCGCAACTGGACTACGTCCCCCTCCGAATACGCAACGGGTTCGCGCGGCACCGATTGATTTTGCATAATGAGCCTCGTCCAGTATCAGCAGGTCGTAGCTCTGCTTCGCGAGCGCGCGCCAAATTCCGGGTGAGCGCGCCAGTTCCCATGACACCACCGTCCAGGCGGCGTGCGGAGAGATGCCGCGGCGCGAGGTGGTGATTGCCTGGTAGACCGCCGTGCCGGTAGCGGGGCTTATCAGTTCGGGCTCGTAGCTGATGGACATCGTCGACCACTCATGGATGCGGTCGAGCCATTGCAGCCGTATCGACGCCGGGCAGATGACCAGAACCCGCTGCGCCCGCATCTCGTTGGCTATAGCGATAGCGATTGGCGTCTTGCCAAGGCCCGGTTGATCGGCGACCAGCGCATGCGGACGAGTAAGCGCATAGTCAACGGATGCCTTTTGAAATGGCCAGAGTTCCTTATCCGGGGGTACATCCACATGCCGTTCACTCGCCGGCGCCCAAGAGGCGGATACTTGCTCCAGTATGGCGGCAAGCCGCGCCGTAGCGCGAGGCGTCGCGTATGCGGCAAACGTAGCAGCGGCATAGGGTTCCTCCGTCATCAGGATGTTCTCGGCCGCCGTCGAGGCGCCAGGGGACCAATCCAACCCATACTCCCGCATATACACCGTCGGGTCGCCCTCGGCGGCCGGCAGGCGTAGGAAGTAGCAGTTCTGCGATGGGTTGAAGTCAAGCAGCATGGAGGCGTCTCTATACCCTCGTGCCTGTCGAGCGTCAATCTATTTTCTCGGTAGGTTGCGGGTAGGTGGTTGCCTCGACAGAGGCAGGCCCGAGCCTACTTAGGCGAGGGTACGCGAGCGTTAGCGAGGGTAGGTTAGGGTGCCCATCCGGGCGGGTCCCTATACCGCCGGGGAGGTGGTAACACGTAAATTCGGCCTTGTCAAATCCACCCCGTAACCTGCTGGCGGTAACCGCTTAACCTAGGTCAACCCGATTTACAAATTGTCACAATATGGCGCTGTACATCCTCCTGGCATGGAGACTATGTACGCGCCACATTGGCGTTATCCACAGGAGGGATGAAATGCGTGCCATCCGGGGGGCGGTAAACCCCCGCCACACCCGTCTACAGGAAGAACCGAAGACCTACGAGGCGGACACGACGCCTCGGGAACGGTTTGTCACCCTCATCGAGAGCCGCACGGAAAAGCTACATGCCGCGTTCAATCTTGTCCGCAAGCTGTCGGACAAGGAATATTACCCTCATACGGAGGAAGACCGTGAGCGGCTGCGGCGTTTCCTTGAGGTAGAGTATGATTTGACGGTCAAGAGTTTCGAGGCGGGCCACGAAGTCTCCGGTGGATTGCGCCTTTCCAGGGACTAGGTAGCGTTCGGCGTTACGCTTGCATTTGCTACGCATCTAAGGTACTGCTCCGGGTCCGGTGGGGGAAACTCCGCCGGACCTTTTTTGTCCACCGACATGCGAGATGCCAATGGCGCTGGTTGACGAGCGGCTTATCGAGCTTGGCTGGGAACCGATAGCGGTGGAGGGCAAAATCCCCCGCACGAAATACTGGCAGACCCTCCCCCGCACGGTCAGTACGCTAGCGGACGAGCGGCGTCAATGCCCGAATGCGACCAACACGGGAATAAGGTGTGGACAGATCTCGGCGGTCGACATCGACCTTATCATAGAGAGCCAGGTCGCGGCGATGCGCGCCCTGGCATTTGAGGCGCTGGGCGAGACGCCACTGGAGCGCACCGGCATGAAAGGGGTGCTGCTGGCCTACCGCAACGCTGCCCCCTGCGCCAAGATCAACGTCACCTACCAGAACCCCAACGGTCCCGGTCGGCCGCGTGCCGTTGAAATCCTCGGTGCCGGCCAGCAGTTCGTCGCCTATGGGCTGCACCCGGACACTGGCCTGGCGTACCGCTGGGCGGCGCTCGACCCATCGTTGATAGCGCCCGAGGAGTTGCCCTTGGTGACGCCCGAGCGGCTGCGCGAGTTTGCCGCCCAAGCCGTGGCGTTGCTGGCCTCCTGGGGCTACAAGGAAGCGAGGATGACCGGCGAGCGCGTCAAGCGCGATACGCCCGCGGGTTTCGAGCCCGACAGCCATGAGGCCATAGCGGAGGCGCAGCGGCATCTCAGGGCGCTGGTAGAGCGTGGCGACGTACCGAAGGACGGCAACCGCAATGCGCTCACCCACGCCGTCGCGGTGCGCCTGTGCTGTATCGGCGTCGGTGAGGATACCTGCGTCGAGATGATGCGGGAGCAGTGGACCAAGCACGGCGACGAGCCCGACGAGGGGCTGGAGTACGTCGTCGACCGCGCCTACAACCACCCGGCAACGGACCAGAACCCGCCAGGGAGTGAGCTGGGGCGCTGGGCGCCGCTCACCGGTGACGTGTTCAAGGCGGCGCTCGACAAGCTGCGCTCCAACCCATTGCTTACCAGCGCCGCGGCCCAGGCGTCGCCCTACCCGCATACCCGCATCAGCGACGCAGTGCGCCGGCCGCCGCCCACCTACCACGACCGGCTGATGCTGCTGACGCATGTGCCGCTCGGCTCGGTCAACATGATCTTTGCCAAGCACAGCAACTACAAGACGACGCTGGTATTCAATCACCTGCTGGCGACGATGGCGGAGCGCCCGGAGCTGCGGGTGATGATGGTCATTGGCGAGGGCTCTGGAGGGTTTGGCCCGAAGACGGTACAGGCAGGCATCGCCCTGTGGAACAAGCTGCACCCCGAGCAGCCCGTCACGCCCGAATGGTTCGACGAGCGGTTCGCATTGGTCGAGGAGATGCCGCAATTGACCGACGACGCGTCGGTCGCGGACTGGTGCGAGAAGTACCTGGGCAACAACCCGTGGGGCGTACCGCACATCATCATTTTCGACACCCTGGCAACCGCGATGGCCGGCGCCAATCTGAGCGCCACGGAGAGCGCCACGTCGGCCTTGCGGCGGCTGACGCAGATCGCCACCAAGCTGCATTGCGACATCTTTTTCGTGCACCACCAGAGCCTCGGCAGCAAGGATGACCCGCGCGGCGCCGGCTCGGAGTTCTGGGCCAACAATGTGGAGAGCGTGTTGTTCCTGCGTTTCGACCGGGAGCATGGTTACGTCGAGGTAAAGAGCGCGAAGAACAGGTGGGGGGCTGACCTTAGCGTACGCTTCGGTGTGCAGAAGGCCGGGATTACATTCTGTGACGGCTCGACGGGCGAGCACGTGGCGACGCATGAATTGCCGCCTGGCCATCCCGATCGGCCGGAGAACGAGGCCGCCACCAAGCGCCGCAGTATGGTCGACTTGAAGAACGAGATATTGCGGCATGTGGCATTCGGCGGCAAATCACCGCCAACCGCCGACAAGCTGCGCGAGGCGATGGGGTCGACCGCCGACACGACGCAGGTAAAGATAGCGATGAAGGAACTGCTACAGATTGATGCCCTGGTATTGAAGAAAGACCCGTCCCGACTTGAAATCGGAACGGTTCAGCCTCCCAAGCACGCGGTCGAGCACTAATCAGGCTGCGCCGCCAGGATGGCGACACGGGCGAGAGCGTCCTTGTTGCCCTTGGCGGTCCAGTGCGCGACTGCTTCGTCGACCGTAAAGCAGCGACAGCCAGCGGTGATTTGCCAGCCGCGGTCGGTCTTCACGGCGCGGAAGTGGTAGCCGCGGCTGTCGGCGCCGAGGCAGACGTACCCTTTCGCGGTATAGAGGTTCGCGCCACTGAGGTTCGCGCCACTGAGGTTCGCGCCATAGAGGTTCGCGCCACTGAGGTTCGCGCCATAGAGGTTCGCGCCACTGAGGTTCGCGCGACGGAGGTACGCGCCATGGAGGTGCGCGCCACGGAAGCTCACCCCACGGAGATCCGCGCCACCGAGGTTCGCGGTATAGAGGTTCGCCTCACCGAGGTTCGCGTCACAGAGTTTCGCGCCATAAAGGTCCGCGCCATAAAGGTCCGCGCCATAGAGGTTCGCGCCACTGAGGTTCGCGGTACTGAGGCTATCAGCGTCGAGCGTCATCAGGACGGCGCCAGTGCGATTTTTAATCTCAATCATGGCTTAGCATTCCTTGTTGAGTTAGAGCGTTGACAGTGGCCTATAGGGGCCGGATTGACAAGCGGATCTTTACGTGTTACCACCTCCCCGGCGGTATAGGGACCCGCCCGGATGGGCACCCTACCCGCACTCACTACCGTTCGCGCATGCCTCTGTCGAGGCAACCACCTACCCGCACCTTTAGCGGAATAGGTATTAACTTTCGCCCGCAAGGGCTTTAGCCTCATCGAGCAATCGACCGTAAACGCCGCTGGCGTCCTGAGCTGCCCACTGGCGCAGCGTTTGCAGGTCGAGTAACCGGCCATCGTTGGTGCGAAACCACGGATTGTGCGGCCGGCTGTAAGCCTTCACAAGCTCGACAATGTGTGGCGCGCCGTCCGCAATCAGCGCCTCTCGCGGCGCGCAGTCATGCCATTTCCCATCGTAACCATAGCGGTTGAGTTCCGGGTTGTCTGAATGACGCGCAAACGCGGTTTCGTTGCCTGTTGGCGCTGGATACCGCGCAAACGCCGCGTCGCTGAGCTGGTCCGTGTCGGGCATTGGCCGCAGCATCGCTCGGTCTGCGTAGTAGGTGATTTGGTAAGCCATTATCTCTTCCTCCATTCCTTGGGTTTGCGCCTGGGTTGCGCGAAAGCCTGGCGGCGGCGCTCCGTGGCGTGCTTGTCGCACCGGCGATTGTCGATACGGCCATACAATCCCACCGTGATGGTGAAGCGTTGGCCGCACCGGCTGTTGCAGCAGGCGGATGACAGGGTGACGATGACGGTATCTCGCCCCTGGCGGTTGACGTATGGCGTCACGGCTTCGACGCGGTAGAGCTGGTCGCCGCGAGCGAAGGTGACGCGCAGCGTGTCGCCGATGGCCGGGACGCCGCGAAAGACGAAGGCACCGTTCATCCGCCGAAATAGAACTGGCTGGCGAACGTGCGCAGCGTGTCCTTGTAGTCGCTGGCGTCTTCCGGCCCCCAATCGGTCCACGGCGTCCCCCAATCCTGCCATTGCAGCATCGGGTCTTCGTCGGGCTCGCCGTGGACGCCAAGCTGGCCATAGATGCGCAATGCCGGCCCGCCTGTCGTCAAGAGGATGGTATACTCTACCGGTCCGGTATCGTCGTGGCCTGGCGCGTGCCATTCGCTGCGCACCTCGACGCATAGGGCGCTTTCGTCGATGCGCTGTCTCGCGCTTTCTTCATCTTCGCCGACTTCGCCAAGATCGCACATTGCGTTGTCGCGGCACTTTTCGGGGTTGTCACAGAGCGAGCATTGGTGCCACTCGGAATGATCGAGCGCGGCGACTAGCTGCTTGATGGTTTCCCACCAAGCAGCGGCGTTGTCCTTGGCGTGCTGGTTGTCGTCAGGCATGTTGCGGTTCTCCTGTCAGAGCATTGGCGCTCCATGCTGCCGCCAGTGAGCCTAGCGGCAGTGAGCAGCGTCAATCTTGCTGTTCGTTGAATTGATGCTTGCGTTCGTGCAAGGCCGAAAAGCGGCTCCATTGGTTTCCGGGCTGATAGGCTAGGGGATCGCCCCATTCGACCAATAGGTCATCCATCCATTTCCGATCCTCGGCTGTCATGGTCTGGAAAAACCCCCATGATTTGTCTTCGTGGCGCAGCGCCAAATTCACGCGGGTGGTTTTCTCGCTGTAGGTCATCGTGGCATCCTAACGGTGGCAAGTGTAGGTGGAGCGCGTATAGCTATGGCCGCACGGCTTGGCGTGGGCAACAGCGACGAGCGCGGCGAGGTAGAGCGAGATTGCGATGGCAATCGTGCGCAGTGTGATGTGGGTCATAGGTGCTACTTCCGAATGGCGAGCTGTTCAGTGTAGAATTCGTCATAATGGGTTGTGGGGAACAGAGCTTCCCACTGTTCAAGCTCTTCGCGGAACGCCGTGGCGTCATCGTCTTGCACGAACATCGAACGCCTGTTGACGTTATCGTGCACGGCATACGCCAGTCCGTTTCCATAGGACACGACATCGAAGCGTTCGGAGCGGTAGATAATGGTGCGGGTCATCGGTAAGGCTCCTATTGGCTTAAGTGGCGCCCTAACTAATGCCTTACAGGGTACGGCGCCGTCCATGTGGCAAGTTGTCGCACCCTATGCCTGGCACCCTCTATGGGCAGGCGCGCATGCACACACGCGCGACCTCGACCTATGCGTTGGCCTATCCATGTGGTGAATGACGTCACGCACCATCATGCGCCATAGTGATGATAATATGCTCTATCTGAGCATAACCAGGTGCGCTCTATAGGCCACACCCCCGGTTGCCTATCTGCAACACGCGCTTGACTGACGATCAACAGCAGCTCGCGTCGGCAGGCTTACAGACTGGGGGTGGGGTCGTGGCGGGGTCGGGCAGGCGGGCGCGTCGGTGTGCTATACCTAATCCTGCGCGGGCGAAGCCCCCTTGCAAAACCTCATGTTAGGTGCTATACAGGCACCCATAGAGGGAGGTGCATCAGTGGCAAACTCGCTGTTAAGCCGTGACGCAATCAAGTTCGGCCCGAAAATGCTGGCTCTGAACCCCCGCCAGCAGGCGTTTGTCGTCATCATGTGGGAGCGTCAGCCCATTAGCCAGACCCAGGCGACAATCGAGGCCGGCTACGCCTACGACCCTTCCAAGGGCCATCAGGGGCGCGGCAGCGCCGAGGTGCAAGGCACCCGGTTGATGGCGAACCCCCTCATCCGCGAAGCGATGATTGAGTACGGCCACTCGAAAATGACCGGCGATGCCCCGGCAATCTACCACCAACTGCTCCAGGTGGCTCAGGAACCGCAGCACAAGGACATGGTGAAGGCCGGCTTGGCGTTATTCGGCCGCGCCGGCTTCCATGAAGCCATCGAGAAGAACGTAAACGTCACGGTAACGCTGACCGACGAGCAAAAAATCGAGAAAATACGCCGTTTGGCGCAAACTCACGGCATCCCGGTCGAAAACGTGCTGCCCGACGCCGTTGATGTCGAATTTCACGACGTAACCGACGAAGACGACCGCCTCAAAGCCTACCTCGAAGGCCCAGAGGACGAATACTGATGAATTTGGACGACACCCTGGCCGCTTTGGAGGCGCTGGACCAGCGAAAGCGGTTCGAGCGGTGGCGGTACTTCAGACCCATCCCCAAGCAGGAGGAGTTTCTGGCTGCCGGCGCACAATACCCCGAGCGGATGCTGATGGCGGGGAACGGCAACGGCAAGACGGAGACCGCCGCCTACGAGATTTCACGCCACCTAACGGGGGTCTACCCGCCTTGGTGGAAGGGCTACCGCTTCAACGGCCCGGTGACGGTGTGGGTGGGGTCGATTACCGGCCAGCAGGGGCGCGAGGGCGCTCAGACCAAGCTGTTCGGGCCTCCTGGCTCACCCGAGGACCAGGGGTCCGGGTTCATCCCCAAGGAGGCGATCGTACGGGCATACGTCTCCGGGCGGCCGGCTAATGCCATCGACACGGCGGTCATCAAGCACAGCAGCGGCGAGCATAGCCGCGTCACGTTCAAGACCTACGACCAAGGGCGGGAGACGTGGCAGGGGGCGGACATCAACATCCTCTGGCTTGACGAGGAGCCGCCCGAGGAGGTGCTTAGCGAGGGCCTTGCACGGCTACGCGGCAAGGGTATCTTCCTGATGACCTTTACCCCGCTGAAGGGCCGCACCGCCGTCGTCAGGAGGTTCAAGGACGCCCCACACCCCTTGCGCCACATCACCTACCTGCGGCTCGGCGAGTGCTCGTGGATGACCGAGGAAGCGAAGGCCCGGCAGGTCGACCAGTACCCGCTGCACGAGCGCGCCGCCCGCATCAACGGCGAGCCGATGCTTGGCGAGGGTGCGGTGTTTACGACGCCAATCGAGGATCTGCTGGAGCCCAGTCTATCCTTCACGGTCATCCCCGATAGCTGGCCGCGCATCTGGGGCCTCGACTTCGGCATCGGCCACCCCTTCGCCGCAGTGCTGCTCGCCTGGGACCGCGACAACGACATCGTCCATCTGCTGCGCGAATACCGCGTCAAGGGCGCCATCCCGCTTCAGCACGCTGCCGTGATTAAGCGCATGGCCGCCAACGTGCCGATTGCCTGGCCGCATGACGGCACCCACCGGGAAGCCAGCTCGGGCGAGCCACTGGCGAACGAGTACCGCACGCTCGGACTTAAGATGCTCGACGAACACGCCACCTTCGACGGCGGCGGGTACTCGTTCGAGACCGGTATCCTGATGTTGGAAAACCGCGGGACGACCGGCCGCCTCAAGGTCGACCAGGGGATGATCCTGTGGCAGCAGGAGTATGGTTCCTACCACCGGGAGAAGGGGCTTGTCGTCAAGGTCGAGGACGATTTGATGTCGGCCACCCGCGTCGGCGTGATGATGCTGCGGCGGGCGCGCTGCGTGCCGTTCGGCAGCCATTTGGTCAAGCCCTTGCGCCGACGGCACAGAGGTGATATTGATCCCTGGACAGGACGCCCTACAGGAGCCCCGTATGGCAATTCACGTAATCACCACCCCTGACGCCGCAAAAAGCCCCACCGATGATGTCGTCTACCGGCAGAAGATGGCGCGCGCCAACCAGGTCGACGCCACCGAGGAGTTCAAGACCGAGACCGTCGAAGTCGAGTACGGCGATCCGAAGCGCGACGACAAGGGGCGCGTGGTCAGCCAGCCGATGACGAAGATCGTGCTGCGCTATGCCTACGACAGCCCGTTCGTTTTCGCCGTCATCCGCGAGAACCCCGATTGGGTCAACAAGGCCCGCGACCTGTGGCAGGCGGTGGCCTCCGATGCCATCGAGAAGCTGTTCGCGGTGCGCGGCTTGCAGACCAAGATGGCGCCGAAGCCGGAAGACACCAACCGCTACAACCTGATGGCCGAAGCCAATGCGCCCATCGAGCACAGCGCTCGCTACACCGCGCTGAGGCAGGCGGTCGACAGCAAGCGCGACCAGATGCAGAAGGGCATCGACATGATCGTCGCGGCCGGGGGCAACCCCTACGACATGTTCCCGCCCGAACTGCCGGGCAAGTACAAGCCGATTGAGGGCTAGACATGCACGACGCACGCGGAAAACTACTTCGACCCGGCGACATGGTTCTTGTTCCGGCGATGGTCCGAGAAGCCTACGAGACGGAGGACTACTGCAATACCACGCTTGAGACGTTGATTGGGCGCCGCCCGGATGGACAGAAAGAGACAATTCACGCCATCAATACCGGCGTTCTTCTGAAGATCAGCATCGGGGACGAATGATGACCCCCAACGAGTTCATCGTGCAGATGGCGCCGATGATGGCCGACGGCGAGCACAAGATTGTCATCCTGACCAATCGCGGCAGGATGTTCGAGCGCCGTCTCGACCCTCGCGGCAACCTCAACAGCCGGCCCGGTACGCCGACGGCCTTCGCCTGGGTCGAGCTTGATGGCCCAAGCCTGAGTTGACAATCCGTGGAGGGTGCTGTATAGGGTCTTCTGCGGTAAGGCGCATGGCACCGGCCGGCGAGTGGTTGAGCTTAATGCCTCCTCCATTCCCGGCCGGTTGTCGCATATGAGGTGCAGTTGGCATACGACATCTACACAGGAGACCCCCAGGACGACGCAGGCAAAGTTGCTTACTGCATGCAGATGTTTCAGTATGCCCGCACGCAGCGCATCAACTTCGAGATCATGTGGGAGGAAGGCGCCGCTATCGTCTGGCCGGAATACCGCAACAGCTTCTCGTTCGGCCATCTGCGTGCTCCTGGCGTCAAGTACGCCCAATATCAGGTCGACAGCACCGCGGGCGCCAGGTCCGCACCGCGCTTCATGGCTATCTGCGATGCGCTGCTGACGCCGCACAACATGCTGTGGTCGGAGTGGCGGCCGAGCGGCCCCGACGCCGACTACCTGATGAAGCAGCGCGACGCCAAGGTCTACTACGACCAGTTGACGCGGTGCATGTGGGATTTGCGCTATTCGCCCGAGGCGAACTTCCAGGCCAGCCAGTTGACCAATTGGCTGGCGCTTGGGGTGTTCGGCAACCAGGGCATGTTCATCGAGCCCTTCGACCCCCGCCCGTTGGAAGGTCGCGCGCTGCGCTATATGCCGATGTCGCCCGGCGAGGTGTACCTGCTGCAAAACCACCAGGGGCGGGTCGACGGCTGCATCCTCAACTTCCGCAAGACCGCCCGCGAGGCGAGGCAGAAATGGGGCGACAGGATACCCCCGGTGCTGATGTCCGCGCTGGAGAAGGCGGACGTATACACCAAGTTCGACTTCCTGCAATTCATCATCCCGCGTCACGACTACGACCCCGCCAAGATATTCTCGGCGCAGGGCAAGCCGTGGGCCAGCATCGTCATCTCCGTCACCTGTCAGTGCGTCGTCGAGGAGAGCGGCTTCTACAGCTTCCCGATGCCGCACGGAAGGTACTGGCAGGCAGTTGAGGAGTGGTATGGACGGGGACCCGTACAGCAGGTTCTCAATGAGTTGAAGACCAAGAACAGCGCCAAAGAGGCCTATCTCAAGCAGGCGGTGCTGGCCGGCGACCCGATGTACCTGCTGCCGGAAGACGGGCTGTTCGACTTCAAGGCGATGGCCGGCGAGTACGTGACCGGCGGCATGAACAAAGACGGCAAGGAGATGATTGGGACGCTGAAGCCCGGCGAGATACAAATCACCAAGGAGCTGATGGCGGATCTCGACAAGAACCTCGACGCGGCGTTCCTCAATGACTTGTTCCCGATGCTGTTTGACAAGAACGCTCAGCAACGCAGCGCCCGCGAGGTAATCGAAGTTGCCAACCAGACGGCTATCTTCCTCAACCCGACGCTCGGCCGCCAGTACAGCGAATACCTCTACTCGCTCGGCATGCGGGAGTACGACCTGGCGAACAGGTTGCGGCTGTTACCGAAGCCGCCGCAAGTCGTGCTCGAAGCGAAGGTCCGCAACCTGCCGAAGTGGCGCTCGCCATTGGCGCGGGCGTTGAACGCCCAAGGCATCGCCGGGTTCATGCGCTCGGTCGAGATGGCCGGCAACGTGTCGCAGGCGCTCGGCGGCGACCCATCGGTATTCGATCCGTTTGACTTCGATACGGCCATCCCCGAGATGGCCGAGCACCAGTTCGCGCCGGTCGGCTGGATGGCGTCGGCGAAGATGATTGCCGGCAAGCGACAGCAGCGGGCGCAGGCCCAGGAGCGTGAGGCGCGGGCCAAGGAGGCGCCGGCACAGGCGGCCATCATGAAGGCCCAGGCCATCACCGCGAAGGCCCAGACGGGCGGCAACATCGGCGGCACTCTCAGTGGGATGCCCGCTGGCGGCATGCCCCAGATACCCGGCAACCCGCCCGGTCAGCCGGGCCAGCCGGGGCAGTTTGGTCAGCCAGGACAGCCGGGGCAGCCGGGATGAGCAAGATGACCGTCGAGCGGGTCTGGGGCGTGGCTACCGTCAGCGGCGGCGGGCATGTGCTGAAGACCACACGCGGTATCGTCCACATGGTTCCGTGCAGTCTTCCTGCGGCTTCGGTGAGCATCACGATGCGCAGTTCGATGGGCGGTTCGGTGGAGCTTCACCTGTCGCTGGACGAAGTCGCTGAGCTTATCGACGACTTGAAGGCGGTGGCGTTCGATGGTTGACATCCGCCGGCTGTTCTCCAAATTCGGCCGTAAGGTTGACTACGTAGCCCTTAATGCGGCTTACCGTACACTGGACTATACGGTATTGGCCGACATCGCCGAGTTCTGCCGCGCGATCCAGCCGGCTCCTGAGACCAGCGACATGGCGTTGCAGATGCGTGCCGCCGGCCGGCGTGATGTCTGGCTGCATATCCAGCATCACCGCAACCTCACTCCCCAGCAGGTCTACAACCTGTTGCAGGGGAAGCCCATCAACGACAGACAGGAGTAGCCTATGGCCGACACCGGGAATACCACGACTACAACCACTACGCCCGCATGGCACAGCACGCTCGACGCCGACCACCAGGCGCATATCGCTAGCCGAGGGTGGGACAAGATGACCGCCGACCAGGCGGTCGCAGAGGCGGTCAAGGCCCACCGCTCGGCGCAGCAGATGATTGGTGTGCCCGAGACGCAGCTTGTACGGCTGCCCAAGGACGCGCAAGACCCGACCTACCAGAGCGTGTTCGACCGCGTTGTCGGCATGGCGACGCCGAAGACCGCAGACGAGTACGGCTTCGACGGCATCAAGTTCAAGGGCAGCGGCGAAGACCTTCAAGCCGAGGACATCGCGTTCATCCGCAGCCTCGCGTCCGAGCTGAAGCTCACGACAGGGCAGGCGCGGCAGGTAGCCGCCCGGTTTGCTGACCGCGCCGAGGAACTGCTTACGTCGGAAGGAGGTGCCGGCACCGCACAGTTCCAAACCAACATCGAGGCCCTGCGGCAGAGCTGGAACACCGAATACGACCAGAAGGCGTTCAGTGCCCAGCGGGCCGGTGAGGCGGTCGGGCTGCCGGCAGCGGTGTTCGATTTTATGAAGACGCTGCCGACGGCCGACTACCTCAAGAGCATGAACGCCCTGGTGTTCCTCGGAGCCCAGATGACCGAGGCGTCGCTGCACCGCGGTGGCCGGGCGCCGGAAGACCTGAGCGCCGGCATGTCACCTGAGCAGGCGTCTGCTGAGCTGGATAGGCTCAAGGGAGACACTGAGTGGGGGCTTAAACTCACCGCGGGTGACCCGGCGACAAAGCAACAGTTCGAACGCATCATGGAACGCATGCAC